CTTCATCACTCGCTCTCTGACCTTTGCCTCTTCGTTGGCTTTCCACTTTGGAGATTGCGAAGGGCATTCGATGTAGGCAGCGGCTCGGAACTCGTCATTGGCGACATAGACATACGCATGGCACTTAGTCTTCTTGGTGTTGTAACCCAAATCCCACATGTATATTCTATCCTTCACCACCTTCTTTCCCATCACATTGGCTAAGTCTTACGGTGTTATCATCGTTGTTCCTTTTAGTCTGTCGTTCCTTCCATCTCTCGAATGCTTGGTCACGTCGCGCCTTCACCGCTTCCTTCTTCTTCGAACCAAGCTCCTTGTGAGCCTTGACATGACAGGCGACACATAGTAAGACCACGTTATGATCTGCGTCGTAGCACAACCGCTCCATCTCAGCCTGAGTCTTGGCACTCTCGAATGGTATGATGTGGTGGCAGTCAACACCAGCAACGATGTACCCGTCGCGCTTGCACCACTCGCACAGCCCTTCTGCCCTGGCCCACACCACGCGCTTGGTCTCCATCCATCGTCTGTCGTTCAGCATCCGCATGTGCTCCGGTCGGTATCTGCTCTTACTCATACGCTTACCACTCTACACCCAGCGGACGGAAGTCCATCGCGTAGAGTTTATCCTCCAACTTGCGAATGGCTTCCAATTCCTCTTCGGTTCGTTCTCGTTTCGGTTCCGTTTGGGGGAACTTGTAATCTTCTGGTTCAATCATGGTCGCTCATGTTTGCGGGTGGTTCGTCATGCTGGCGGTGCTCACCCTCCCAGCCTTCAGCCTCATAGCCTGCCGCCTCGCGGTCGTTGTCGTCGAAGTGGATGGTCGTCTGCTCAGGCATGGTGTCGGGCGTGAAGTGCTTCTTGCGCTTGGTGCGCTTGCCGTAGGCCAGTGACTTGCCGTTCGGTGCCACGTCACCCATCTGCGGACCTTCGATGCGATCATGCTCTACGGCTTCCAATAGCTCTTGCGCGTCAATCATGGTCAACAGCGTGTCGAGCATTGACTCGTAATCCATCCACTTCTCCATCCTGAGCAGCTTCTTGTAGATGCCCGGCACCAGCACTTTCAGCACGCGCTCAAGTATGTCGTCCACGCACTCGGTCTGCCGCGCTTCGTTGAAGAATGGCTTGTCGATCATGACCGCCCCGAAGCCCTTATGCCCTTCCTGCTCCAGAATGAGTATCACTTGCGCGATGTTCAGCGAGTCGGGGTTCGCCAAATTGAACGCCGTCTGCCAGCCTACGTCAGAGTCGAGCAGTGCCATGAGCTTTTGGATGCGAGGATCAAGCCCGTGCATCGGTGACGCTGCCTTGACAATCACGTAAGCAAACCATTGCAATAGGTGGTACACGTCCACTTGCAAGGCGTCGCAACAGGCATTCAGCACCTCCGCCACCGCTGGGTCAATCTTCGTGCCAAGCTGCTCGAATCGTTTGGTTTCTTCTTTCATGTCTTTTTATTTTATGTTAGTCTTTTTCTATATGGTCTAATCTGTCGCCCGCGAAGTATTGCTTTTCGTTCGTCATATTCATGCTTTTTGATGCGATGGTACTCCCGTCGCTCGTCCGCGTTCATATAATAATAGTCAGTCCTGATACTGCTCATGCGTCCACGATTTCGAGGTTTAACTTTTCGACGAGAGTTCCGATGAGTGGGTTTTCGGCAACGAATCCGCTGAGTATCATCTTGCCCTTGCTCTTGGCCGATGTTTCCATCTGACGGATGGTGATGTCAGCGATGTCAGCCTTGGGGCCGTCGCAGGGTTGCCACTGGTTAGAGATAATGGTCGGGTTGACCTTCAGCTTCTTGTAACCCGTCTCTTTGATGAGTTGTAGTGTTCGCTCGGCCCACGCCTTCGAGCCGTCCTTGTCGGGATAGACCACGATGTCGCGGTCTTGGTCGATGAGTACCTGGATGTGCTTGCGGTCAAAGAACTGAAGACCACCCGTCGCCAGCCATAGGTGCTGCGTCATGCCGCCGTGATAGGTTGCCATGATGAGTGCCGTCTTCTCGCTTTCTACGAGGTGTATCTGAGCCTTCGGGCAGAACGGCAACAGGTGTTGCCCAAACAGGCACGTCTCGTAGTCGTACTCATCTTCATTATACACGCCTTGTCGGAATAGCTTCGAGTGTACCCAATCGAAGTTGTACTGGCTGTCCTTGTCTCGGTGCCCGTCTGCCTTGTATCGCATCATCTTGCCGGTATGGACTCTCGCCTGTTCGTCAATCTGCCAGAACACGCTCAATCCGTCGCGGCTGACACCCACGGCATAGTTCTTGATCATCTTCGGCAACCGTCCGCGCTGGTCATCGTTCCACGGTAGGGAGTAGAGCCATCGAACGAGGTCTGAGCTGCCCGTCTGCTTCATCATCTCGGCAGGTGTTTCCAAAGGCAGGTACAGCGTCTTTGGCTGTTGCCGCTCTGACAGTCGCCGTGCCTCGGCCTGTTTTGCCTTCTCGATGATGGCGTTCAGTCGGTCGCTCCACGATTTCTTCTCGTCTTCTGAAATGACGATGGAGTATTTCTTCGCCAGCCACCGCAGCGCGTCGGGATAGCTTAGTCCCTGCTTCTCCATCAGGAACTCGATAGCGTCGCCATGAGCACCACATGAGTAGCAGCTGTAGGTATTCTTTCGTGGACTCACCACGAACGAGCCGATGTGCCGGTCATCATGGAACGGACAAAGGCACTGATAATTCACGCCCTTCTTCTTCAGGTCGTAGAAGTCGCCTATCACGTCAACGATGCTCGCAGCGTCCTTGATTTTGTCTTCAGTCAGTTTGTCGATATTTGCCATATTGTTTCAAGTTTTTCGTTCGCTCCCATCCGCCGCGCCGTCGTGTGGTCGGGATGGCCTTGCTTTGAGATAAAGCTGAATCAGCACACCGCTCAATGCGTAGGGTCTTGCTATTTGGTTATATGCGCATACACGCGCGTCGCCCGCTGTCTTGGTACCCACCACCCCCCATGTATATATATTATATATATACAAGGGGGTGGGGTACAGGTGGGCAAGCGGTGGGGGTGACATCTTTAATATGGTGCTTCTTCATTAGTCGGTGCAAACGGCATTTCTTCTTCTTGTTTTTGTTTCACTCCGCTGTAGTAGTAGCGTCCGTTGTCGTGGTGGTAGATGACGCCCTCGGCCTGACCGTCATTCAGAATCTTTTCCACTTTGCGGTTGCTTGTATATCCAAGCCCCTTGATGGCATTCACCAATTCCGTGTACCTCATGCCTCCCATGTTCTGAACGCCCGTCTGCTTGAATATCTCGTCAAGCTCCTGTCGGTATGCCTCGCGCTTGTCGTCAGGCATTGCCTGAGTTTCGTTGGTCATCAACTTTGGCATACCGATGTGGTCGTGGTCATCCTCGACGTAGTATTGCCAGTCGGGAACGTCAGCACCACGCGCCTTCAGCTGTGTCACCGTGAACGTCACCGCACCCGTCTCATTGTTTTTCTCCTTGACGGTTGCAAGTACGTCAGTCACCTTGCGCTCCAATATAGAACCAATCGAACCGACCATCTTGTCCGTTCGCCCTGGATTCTGATGCACCAGGCACCAAACTGAGCAGTTGTAGTACGATGATACTTGCATACACTTGGTGATGAGTTCCTGACACTCCTCAATGTCGTTGTAATCTCGGATGATGTCTATCATGCCGTCGATGACCGCCACTGTCGGACGTATTTCCCAAATGGCTTGCAAAATCATCTTCCAACGCATCACGGCAATACGAACCTCTTGCAACGGAAGCCCCGTTTTTGCCGCTTTTTCTTCGCGCTGTTGGCTTTGTCCGTTCTGCATGGGTTGTAATGCCTCCTTCATAATTTGAACGTCCCTCAGACGCTGTATTTTCAGTTCAGGGTGATGCTCACCCCATCGCCAGCCCAGCATCCTGTAGATACGCTCACGAACTCGCAGCGTGTCATTCTTCGACATCTCCGTGTCAATGTAGAGTGCCGTGCGCTTCACGTCGTCAGGCAGTACGCATTTCAGGTTGCCAAACTGACCTCCAAGTATGGCGGTGATGATCTGCGAGAACGTCATCGTCTTGCCGTGTCCAGACTGACCAGTCAGCGCATGGATATTCCCCAATGGCGCAAATGGCACGCCACACCAGCTGAGCGTCCACACCGGCTGCTCGTACTTCTCGTCATCTTGCAACCAGTAGCCGCTGATGTCCGTGCCAAACCAGTTGTCCTGTCGCAGTAGTTCGGGAGCCTCCGGCAGCGTCGCCGCGTCCTGTGGTTGTATGTTGTTACTCTCTTCTGTCATAGTTCTCTTAGTCACTTCATTTTGTAAGAGCGTGCAAGCACGATTACCTTTTATTATAAACCGAAGTCAAAGCTAAGTTGTTTTGCCTCACGTACCGGCTCTGCAACCGCTTTCCGCTCTGTTAGCACTTCGGTTTGTTTTCTCTGTTCGTTCATGCGCCGTGTCCGTTCGTTGTCCTCCGTCAGTTCATCCACCAGCCGCTTCTCAATGTCCCGCATATAAGCCCACATGATGTCCTCGCCGAAGTGGTCAATAAACGGGTCCGTCCGCTTATGTGTCGGAACGGTGGTGATATACCCGCAACCCATCAGTGGCGAATATATCTGTACCACCGCTTGCTGATCCATACCTTCGTCAGCCGTATCGGGCCAAACACTACCAGGTTGCCAAATCGGGTCGAGTTCCATAGGCTTAGAGGTTAGAAGCAACGCTCTGGGCTGTCGGCTGCTGCTGACCAACGGGTCGAACGTCCCACGCCCGCACTTCGTTGAACCACCGGCCGTTGTATTCGTGAGCATCAATCTCGAAGCTGACTGTCACCTCCTGTCCCTGCTGTACGTTGAACCTCTTGATGCGGTCTTCACCAAACACCTCGAACACCATGCGTTTTGGGTACATTCCCGGCACCTCCAGCACGTACTGCTGACTCATCCACGTCTGTCCCGTCCGCTGCGACGTACCGCCATTGGCAGGCATCACCGCAATAATCTTACCTGTTAAATCCATACCTTATTATTTATTTACCTTGTTGTCTCATTTCATCCGCAAACTTGCGGAAGGTTTTCACATCGTGACGCTGCCCAGGAGTCATCGACTTTTCAGCGTAAAACGTCCGATAGATGGTTACGTGTCGGCAACCAACTCGGACCGTATGACCGCGAATCCACGAGGCAGGCGTGCGGAGCATCACCTGCTCATGGCGTTCGTTCGCTTTGGGTTTTCTGGTGTCGCTCCATCCCGTCGCCACAAACTCCACAAAATTGCGAATGACCTTCACCCTGTCCGACATATCCACGCCCAATCTGTCTGGGTCGGCCATGCGCTGAAACATGTGGGCGGTGTATATGTTCACACCTTGCACCGTCCGCTGTTCCTCGCCGGTGTCGTCGTCGTGCTCAACGGTCATCACTGGCAGCATGATGGTCATGTACATCGCGGTGAAGTAGTAGAGCACGTATCGGCAATAGGTCCTTGGCATTCCTTCATCATCCTTCATCGACGACAGCCACATCATCCATCGGTTGCCGGTCTTGGGTGACGTGTAATAGAACACCTCCGACATCGCGTACTTTCGACCGTCGCCGTACAACACATCAAACACGGAGTCGTACACCTTGTCGATGGCCGCACGGCTGCTGGTCATCTTCTGCAACCAATACTTCGCTCGCTTATGGTCGTCCCAGAACTCGCGATCAATATCACCTGGCTTGGAATATTGACTGATCATTCCCAACCTTTTTTATCCCAATGTTCCTGAAGTTGCGACTCCATCTCTGCCAACACCTGAGCATCAGCAGCCTTATTCCTTGCACCTTTGCCGCGAGTTGTGACAGCCATGCTGTGCTTGATCTTTGGCTTAGGTCCGGGCTTCTTGCGTCCGCTTTTGTCAGGCTTTTCGCCGCCCTCGTCTGCGGGTTGCTCTACGGTTCCCGCTGTATCTCCAGCGGGCTCTGCGTCAGCTGCGGGATCTTCTTCGTTGAACTCATTCTTCTCACCCTTCACACGTCGCTCCAGTCGGTTCACCAACTGCGCTGCCTTGGCTGATATAAGCCGCTCGTCCTTTTGTGACGACCTCAATGTCAGCTCGATTTCCTTCAGCAGCGTCGAAGCCTGAGCCGTTGCCGATTTGAAGTGCGACTCTATCTTCATGGTGTCGTTCTCCAGCTTCATGATGCGACGGTTGTATTCGTCGTATGGCGTGTATGCCTCCTTATACGCCTCCGACATCTTATTCGCAAGCTCTGTCGTAGTCTCGATTTGTTTCTTCATCTGTTCGTGCTTGTTGATAGCGTCGTCCAGAATGGCTATCTGCTTGTCGAGTTTCGCTATACGTGTAGCATACAGATTCTCCAACCGCGTGACGGTCGCCTTCAGCTTATCCACGTCCTTGGCGTACTGTTGTCCCAGCATCACCTCAAACAGACAATGCAATAGTGATCCCTTGTCCATCTCGTCTGAGTTAGCACCACCCACGCGGGCCATCACTTCAACCACCAGCATCATCGGTGAGAAACACATAAACTCTTCACCCTCATACGTGAAGGCATAGCCGTTTGGCAACTTGCTGACCTTAATGTCAGGCAATAATTTCTTCTCTTTTGGCATAGTTCCTTTTGTTTTTGATTGTTAATATTACTTTGGTTTATTGCGTGCAACCATCACTCCCTCGTTTTATAATGGTAGGGGAAACCGTTCACGCTCGATACGTCCTTCTGGTAAATTCCACCTTCAGGGTGCTTTTTCTGATTTTTGCAGGGCATTCCCTTTGTCGTCAACTGCGTCCCGAAATATTTCAACATAGGATATTCAAACGACGCAAGCCTGATGTCCTCCACGCGCAGCACCTTCTGGCCGCTCCAAATGATGTCGCCAATCTTTGCGGGAGCATCCTGTCTGGCAAAGTTCATCTTCAGACGTTCCTTCGAGTGCGCGTACCTTGTTCTTATGCCGTCCCACGTCGCATACAGCTTGTTAATCTTCGCCTTGCCATCCTTCTCGTCAACGATTTTGCTGTTCATCCGTTCTTCGATGTCGCATATCTCGCCATATATTCGATGCCAATTCCGCTCGCGGCCTTGGTCTATCTCCTTCGCCGCCTTCAAAAATTCCTTATATGTCATACTCTCTCACTTCTTTTAAGTTTGTCGCTATGGTATAGCGACCATTACTTCCCTATCAATCCCATCACCAACAGGAATGCCACCAGCCCAATGTGTGTATAAACCACTTGGGCATTTGTAAACGTCTCACCTGCGATGGCCGAGAATGTCATATTATTCTTGTGCCACCAATTCAAAAATTTCTGCTTCATAGCTTTGTTATTTTAGTTAGTTAAGACACCCCTCTGCGTTTCTTGGCTTGGGTAATCAAGCAGTTATTGTTACCATATTCGGTTTCAATGACTGGCCGCATTAATGCCTCACATATCCTGGAGTGGCTATCCGCGCTGTTAGTGGGATAGATGTATCTGTAAAGCCTGTCTGCTTACATCTTTAGTCCTGCCTCGGTAGTTCCAACTCCTTTCGGGCCTTCCCTTCGTCAACCATCACGGCTACGGCCTTGCGGCCTTTCAGCGTGCCAACGGCTTCCAGTGTCTGCTTACTAACCGTCGCGCGGGTTTCCCTCTATCATATTAAGTATTTAAATATCCCGGCCTTCCCCCGGTGTCCATAATTTCAAAGACCTATTCTCCTTTCATTTGGTGGGAGTCAACGGATTTGAACCGCTGTCGATAATCTCCAGCTAAAAAGCCCGATATACGCCATCAATTATCTTCCTATGTCGGCTGCTGCGACAGCCACTCCCTTGTCTCGTCTTGTATGTCGCTATTGCATAGCGACCTTAACCCTGACCGCCTCCTGCTGGTCAAGTCTCACCACTCTGCATCTCAGCTTCATGATCTCGCCCGATGCAATCATTCTCTGTATCTTGTGTTTCGGATAGGCTAAACGCTGTGTCGGATGCTCCACACCCTGCTCATCTACCACGATTGCCCTTGCCGGTTGCATGCAGTGGCCATACTTCTTCAGCCAGTCATGGGTGAACATCCCGAACTGCTCCAGCAGCTGCTTCTCAGTCAGCCACACCTCGTTGTACATCTCGCGCTCCTCTTCCACTGCCCGACGTACCACGCCTGTAACCAGCATCTCTATTTCTTTAAGCTCATCCCGTGTCATAGTAATCTTTTCTTTTGGTTAGTTTCTTCTTAGCAACCGTTCCCGTCGCGTCAGCGTCTGGTTACTTTGTCCTGGTAATGCTCACGGCGCAAGCCTCGTAGTCAGGCTTGAATATGAACTCACCCTTCTTCAAATCCTTCAACTGCTTGCACGTTGATTTCGCAGAGTCTATTTTTCCACGCTCCGTTAGCGTGATGATGCGCGTCTGTCCGATGTGCATGTCAAGCAATTCTTTTCGTGTTACTTTCTTTTGTGCCATACTTTAAACTTTCTTAATTTTTATCGCGTTTCAGCACAACATCGGAAGAAAATCCTTATCTTTGCAATCCGCACCCTCGCAAAGTGCTTGCAAAGTGGGCTATTCCGCTTTTGCTGAAAAGGCGACCTTCGCCTGACGGATGTTCTTTTGCCCGATGTGTACTTACTTACTTTTCGGGTGCAAATATACAAACTTTAGTCCAAACGTGGTACAAAAGTGGTATAAATTTAAGATTAATTAATATAAATGTAGTACAAATATGGATTCTAAACAGAAAATCGAAGAAAGAAAAAAGTGGAATGCCCCATTTCTACGTGCCTTCAATTATCTGTTAGATGAAGGTTACGCAGAAACAAAAGGTGAGTTGTGTTCCAAGATGGGAATACAACCAGGCTTGATTTCAAACTATAACAATGGCACCAAGAAAGTATCTTTAGATACAATGAATGCTCTCGCCCGTGTATCTGGTGGAAAGTTGAACGTGAAGTATATGCTTGGCAAAAGCGAATATATGCTCTTGGCCAACGTTCCTGATGAAGAATGTCTTGAATGCAATAATCCTGATCGTGAAGTGATGGAAAGAAGAAAATCCGAGCCACTTCATCCAGACTTCTCCAGTTACATTAATGCGCTGCTCGCAAAATCCGACGAAACTATTGCATCCTTAAAGCGTGAACTCGCAGCAAAGGATGAAATCATTGCGGAAAAGAATGCACGTATTTCCGACCTCACAAATCTGGCAGAGGAACGACTGCATCGTATCGCTGAGCTCCGTCGCGTCATCGACGCAAGCAATCTGTCAGAGTTCCCATTCCCTATTGGTTCTGCTGAGGATGGTCAACAACGCAAACGACTTTAAATATATATAATTATGTACCTGTTTATATTTATTATTATTGTCTTTGCTGCTATTGCCTTCGTTTTGTTTAGAAAACCAAACGAACAGCAAAATTCACAGCCCACGCACTTCGACATGCTTGATGACAATGGCGACCCAACCAAAAAGCCGCAAGTGAAAGTTGTAATCGGAGGTGGTAGCTCTTATGCACCTGTGCAAAAGTTGAAGTATTTTTGCATAAAAGACAAGGGTTATCATACTTCAGTCTGGCCCAAAGACTATGACCAGTTTGACATTGTAGAGTTCAACATTGCCGGTATGTCCCATCGTGACAACATCGACGACTACATCGGCGAGTTTAAAGGAACACTCGAAGCCGAACCCACCAATTCCTATGATCCGAACGCCATCAAAGTGCTCGCTCCTGACGGTCGTCATGTCGGCTACGTCCCTAAAGACATGACTTCCGAAATCCGCAATAATGCCACCCTCCCTTGTACCTGCTTCTGCTACATCGGTGAGAACGACGGCGTCTATTTCTCAGACTGCTATATTTTGAGACCAAATGTTTCCCCAAAATAATAAATAAACGTTAATGAATAGCTCGAGAGGCCCGTGAATAAAGATGTCCCCAAATATCTATTCATTTCCCTCCAGCTCCACATGCCGAAATATGGAAAAGTGGCAGAAAGAGGCGCAATCCCAGTGTGTGTGAAGGTTTCGGACAATGATTGGAAAAAAGATGCGGAAGTGGAAATCGGTGGATATTGGTGGAATTAGGTGTGAAAAGATAGCCAAACGTTTCCCCGATGTTTCCCCAATTCGACGGGGAATGGGGAAACAAGTAATGAATAACAGATAAAAACCAATAGGACATGATTACATTATTTTTAGTATATGACCACAGGGGCAGGACTCAGAAAGGTGAGGAAGGCCCCGTCGAGGTGCGTGTCACCGTCAATCGCAAACCTTATTATATTAATACGGGTGTGCGCGTACCTAAATATAGATTTGTGGCTGGCACGATAAAGGACACGAAGGACACGAACGATGCGGACATTCTGAATAACCGTTTGAAGGTTGTGACGGCGTTCGTTGAGCAGGAGGTAAATAAATGCCTTGATGAACGGCGTGAGATTGACGTAGCGGAAATCAGACGCAAGGTGTGGAGTCTGGGCGTTGCTACCGATGGCGATGGTGAAGATACGTCACTCATTGATTGGATCAAGGAACGTGCAAGGCTGCTGAGCGTAAGCAAGGGGACCCGCATGAAATACTATACGCTGTGCAATAAGATGCTGGAATATGGGAAGATTCTGCGCTGGCAGGACTTGTCGGTGGAGGCGATTTACAACTTTGACACATGGCTGCACCAGCAGGACGTACACTTGTCTGAGAACCAACTGAAGGCAGGCATGGAACCACGGAAGATGGGTGATACCGGCGTGTCGGCATACCATAAGAGCCTGCGGGCGATGCTTAACAGGGCTCTGAAGATGGGTAAGATTGACGCGAACCCCTACGACCGGCTGCGTGGTGAGTTCAAACATAGCAGGCGCGAAACCACGGAGTATCTGACGGAAGAACAGATGCAGAAGATTCTCGACCTCACACCCGTTCCTGGTTCCAATGTCGATATGGCTCGCGACCTGTTTATCTTTCAAATGTACACTGGATTGGCGTATATTGATACGCAGCGGTTCGACGCCTCGCAGTACCGTCAAGTCAATGGTAAATGGAAATTCATCGGTGAGCGCGTAAAGACCGGTGTTCCTTATGTGTCGATGCTGTTGCCGCCCGTCGTCGAAGTGTTAGAGAAATACGGCTGGAGCGTGCCGAAGATGAACAACCAGAAGTACAACCTCATGCTGAAAGCTATTGGTATATGTATCGGCATTGAACGGCTGCACTCACACATGGGTCGTCACACCTTTGGAACGTGGATGCTGGCTCAGGGTGCGAAGATTGAGAATGTGTCGCGTATGATGGGGCATACCAACATCACCCAGACGCAACGATATGCGAAGGTGCAAGCCAAGGAGGTGTACGATGATTATGATATGGTGGCAGCGAAGATGGAGAAAAAGAAAAAAGGTGTCGGGAAATAAATCTCGGCACCTTTTGATGACTATGAAGAAAAGAACGATGAAAGTGTTACTGTTCCAGCTGTTGCTCGATGGCATTGCGAAGGTTGTACTTGAAGTACGGCAGGTACTTGCGCAGGATGTTGGCATCCTTGTCGTCGATGTCGGTACCTTTGCACTCGCCAGTCTTTTCGTCTGGTTCGGGCTCGTGATAGATTTTGATGCCCAGATCGTGCTCAGCCACGTCGTCGGCCTGATTGAATAGAACGTTACCAATGAGCTGTGCAAAGTCGATTGTCTGGGTGTTGCCCTCAATATCCTTGATGGGCAGTTGGCGGAATTTGATGTTCATAATTATTTTGTGTTTTGGGGTCAGACGGCCGAACCGTCTGACACTGTTTGTTTGAAATTATTGATTGCGTTGATTTCTGCTACGACGCTGGCGACGTCTTCCTCGCTGGGTAGGTCGTTGTGGCGGTTGTCGTCCCAAGGTAGGGGCAGGAGGTCGTGTACGGAGTTGATGCCGTTTTCGGTGAGTTGCTTGCCTCCGACCTGGGCGGCCATCAGGTTGTACGTCTGCCAGCGGGTGGCACTCCAGAGGTCACGGTGTCGGCGGTTGTATCCGCGAATTATGCAGCGGATTTCCCACCAAAGTAGTCCGTGCTTCAGTTCGCCAGGCGTGCGGCCAATCTCGCCCACGAATATGGTGTAGTAGTCGTGAGCGGTCAGTCGTTTTTTGGCTGTTCTCCGGCGTCGTCCTTCTGACTTTCAGCTTCCTGTTCCTCGGCCTGCTTGACGACTTCGGGCACTTTGAAGAACTCGCTGGCCAAGTCCATGACGACGCCGTAAGCGGCGATGATGTCCTTGACGGCATCCCAGTCGCCTTTGCCTTTCAGCAGGTCAACGGTCAGCTTGGTGTTCTCGTCGGCAGTGAGCACAGCGGCCATGATGAGGGCCATGCGGTCAACGGTCTTGTTGAACGTGGTCTCAAAGAATGAGCTGTTGGTGATTTGCTCGAAGTTCAGTAGTGTCTGAAATTCGAAGGTGACAGGGTATTGAATGCCTGCGATGGTGATTTCCTTTGTTTTCATTTTTCTTCTGGGGTTAGTTGTTCCTTTTTCTTCGCGGCGAAACCGCGAAGCACTGTGAAAGATAAGCCGCCCGCGCTGCTTGCCAATGAAAAAAACAGCAAGACAGGCGGACGGCCATAAAGTGGATTATGTCAAACCTGCGATTGCACCGAAGATTACAAAGTTGCCGGTCAATGTGGCAAACCCATCTTTTGGTGCTGAGATTTCAACATTCGAGAGTATCATGCCGCTCTTTCCGTCAACATTACCTCCTGAGCAGATGTTGGTAGAAACAACGCGGTTCTGTGCGCCGGAAACCCAATCGAGTGACCAGAAAAGCGGTGTACCAGACTGTGCCAGTTCGCTGAATCCCTGAGCTTCGCCCTCATCGAGTATAGCGACTACATTTCCGTCTATGTTGTGCTTCGTCTTTTCTTGCTCAATCCAATTTCCGCTCGAATCAGTAGTGTCCTTCGTTGTGCTGTTCTCCAAAGTAGAGCTGACGTGGAAAGAGAGGTCAGTCGAATATGCCACAAATGACTTACTATTGTTTGCCGTTCCAAACTGCAAACGCAGATGCTGGCCTTGTGTTGCTTGACTCATGTTGTTCTACGTTTTTTAGTTTGTTGATTTCGTAATTGCTCCTGTACCACTGTAGGTAGCTTGGCTGGTGATGCTGCCTCTGTTCGGCGCTTGGATAGTAAGATCGCTTACGAACGCATACCCTGAGAATGCTGCACCTGCTGCCTGCATTGAAACCTCGACAGGTTGTATGCCAAGTGCCGCTGAGATCAAAGCCTTCACGGCTGCTGCCGTGTCGAGCTTGCTTTGTTGTTGGATGTTCCACGTCGCGCTGACCTTCTCCTGTGGAGGTGACAGCGGATTGGTGGCATCCTTTATTTCCTCTTCCTGGAGGTTATTTTGGATAGACAATGAGCACGACTGCTCACTGCCAGCACTCACTCCAGAAACAGTTACCTGATAGCCTTTAACTTTTGCCATAGTGTTCTATCGTTTAAGTTCAACTTTGAGATCATACCAGACGCAGCCAATGGCGGCAGCGTCGCCGTAAGTGGGCGAAATGGTGATGGTGTAGTTGGCATCGAGTGCCGCCTTCACGTCATCCAATCGCTTCGAAAGCGTTTCCTTGTCATCGGCTTTCACCCGCAAACGAGTTTCGTCTGTGACAGTCACGCCCTCCATATTCTTCAGCACGTCGGCCAGCGTCTGCGGATGGTCGTTCTGCTGCTGTTCAATGGCTTTGTCTTTAGTCTTGCTCATTGTCGTCGTCTATTGGAAAGTACATATCGCACTGATAATGCAGGGTGTCGTAATAGCATGGCTTCGTCCAGTCCCACGCGATGCCATCATTGCTGAATGTTCGCAGTATAGGTCTTTCGCCGTCACTCATACTCTCGACATATTGGGCTATGGCGTGACGTATCACACGACGCAGCTGCTTCACGGCGTTTGGCGATGCGGCAGCGATTTCGATGCCAGCCTGCACCGTGTCCCAGTCTGACTCCCACAGTTCATCCTTCGTGGTCTGTTCGTCTTGGAACGGATCGTCGGTAATGATGATGTATGGCAGGGGCGTGTTGTCATTCTCCATTGGCGGCACCTCAATACATGTACTGAGGATGCGCGTCGCTGGAACAATGGCCGTCACGTTTCTGTCGGCTGTGAGTGCGTCGTAGAATATATCGTCGAGCTCTTTCTGCATATCAGTTTGACTTAATAATTACTTGCTAATTACTTCACAATCATCATCTCCTGGGGAACTGACGGCCGCACGGTCTTTGCTGTTGCATTGAGGGCGACCGTCAGAGGAACTATCCCAGAAAGAAGAGCGAGAGAGTTTATCCGCCGATCTCGTTAGAAGATGCAGGCTCCACGAGCTTGATGAGCTTGAAGGCCTGGGGCTTGCCGGAGGTGTTGCCGTTGACCTTAGAACTGAGTTCCACAAGGCTGTAGTCCAATCCCATACCCAGGGCAATGACATTTCTGTCAAAGTTCT